AACCAGATCTTCTCAATGTACTTAGACTACAGAGATGAAAAAGATTTCATCGGTATGGATATGTGTCGTAAGTTTTTAGAAATGGGTCATACTAGAGCAAGACGTTATGCAAATCATAACTCAGGCAAGAAGTATGATGCTGAAGGTAATGTCAGACCTCAAGAAGAAGACCATGCCACCAGTAAATATGCTCAATCCGCAACAATATTTAAAAAAGTTAGAGATATTGTCGCAAAAAACTCTACGTATGTTAGAATGAGAAAAGAATGGAGATCACAAGAATGATTTTTTTATCATGCCCACCAGTTTATACTTTACCAGGTACATGGACTAAGTGTAATGCTATTATACCTCACTATAATGCTGATCCAAATCAGACATTTGGTATATCAATTCTAGTAATCTTGGTATTACTATCAGGGTTTGGAATTTACAGAGCATTCTTTAATAATAAAGGTCTAACCGATCAATGGGATGACCACGAGGATTAATTATGAAACTAACTCAAGAACTAATTGACAAAATTCAAGAGGCAATGCTACACACCAAAAAGGATGGCACTGTCAACTGGAAAGACACTGACGAGGTTGTAGTACAGCTAGCAGGTACATTTGCTGCTGACAGGTTCATTGTTATCAAGAATAGGACAAAGGATCCAGTAGTATCTGCTGAACCTCATCCTCATTTTGATTATGAGAAGAAGGAGTGGTTGAAAGATGGTAGAGAAGAGTATATGAAAGAACAAAAGATAAATAAAGATAAAGATAAACTAAAGAAATGAACGACATCACAGTTTTTATATACCTCATGGGGTTAGCAGCAGTATTTGGTATGACTTGTGTGTACATGTTCATGATGATGAGATCTACCTTAGCAACTTTCAATAACACACCAGTAAAATCATACGGTGATGCTATGAAAGCATACAAAGTACCTGCACCTCATCCAGAAATGGAAGGTGTAAAATATGGTGAAGAGTTATTAGTTTTTAGTGCTGAAGAAGAAGATGATGATGACGATGGAGATATACCTATCTACGTAGGGGAAAACATATAATAATTACCAAAATATCGCAAAAAAAATCCCGCCAAAAAATGCCCTCTTAAGGGTTTTTTAGTATCCTCCGTAGTATCCTCCACCAGAACTTGATGAGGAACTAGATGAACTAGAGGAACTAGAACTTGATGATGAAGAACTACTGCTACTTGATGAAGAACTAGAAGAAGAACTGCTACTGCTACTGCCACTTGAGTATGTGCTACTGCTTGTTGTATTAGTCTCTGCTGCTTGAGTTCCTGTGCCTACTGCTGTAGTAGTTGTAGTCGGATCTGTGGTAGTAGAAGTAGAGGAGACAACTCCAACGTTAGCACTCGTTGTGGTAGGACCGTTATCAAATGATGTGACAGTTCCCATACTTGTTGCTAGGTTAACACTACCAGTAACATAACCAG